GGACATTTTTGCTGGTTACAGGAACAAGATTGCTTCTATACTTGAGCTTGACCCAAAGTCCGTAATGATTACAGATCCAAAGTACGCAAAGGTTCTTGGAACTGCAGACACAGGACAGATGAGTCTTGCTGACGTAGAGACAATGATTAAGACTGACGAGCGTTACGGTTATCAGTACACCAAGAAGGCAAACAAAGATGGTCTTAGTATTGGAACTGCACTAGCGAAGATGTTTGGAGAGTACAAATAATGGCAACTTTTGACGGCCAGGGTCTTGGTGATGTGAACTTTACTCTTGGTCTAGAGCAAATGAACACGGATCTGATTGCGTATTTTAAGACTCCAGAGGGCAGGCAGGGTTTAAGAGACATGGGTATCACCGACAGCGTGTACCTAACAGATGAAGACCCCGAGGCTCCGCCCGCACCGCCAGAACCGGCGTCCCCAATCTTTGACCCTTGGGGCAGGGACACAAGCAACCCGAACTTTGGAGTTGACCTAGACGCTAAGCGTAATGATGCTCGTGTATCAATCAAAGCCCTTCTCGCCAAGTACAAGCTTGACTCTTTATTCGATACCGTGTGGGGGAACTATACCTCAGACATGGTTGACTATACGGACACTGACGCCCTAGCTATGTCGATTAGAGAAACCGAAGCGTATAAGACAAGATTTGTAGGTAACGAGATGCGTCGTTCCAAGGGTCTTGGCGACTTGAGTCCATCCACGTATATAGCATTAGAAGACTCCTTTAAGAAGACGATGAGGTCGAACGGCATCCCGGACGATTTTTATGACAAGCCGGAAGACTTTGCCCAGCTGATTGCGGGCGATGTGAGTGTAGCAGAGTTCAATGACCGTATTAGTTATGCGCGAAGCATTGTCCAAGATGCCCCAGCTTCAGTAAAGAGCGAGATGGCCAGACTTTACAACGTCAACGAAGGGCAGCTTATTGCCTATTTTATTGACCCGGAAAAGGCTACCCCAATTCTCAAGGAACAGGAGCGTGCTGCGCGTATCGGAGCTGCCGCTCAGGAAAACGCTGGCATGGCGCTATCAAACGCTACTGCTGAAGACTTGGCAAAGCGTGGCATCACAGACGCGCAAGCAGCCCAGGGGTTTGGGAACATTAACCGAATGGGCGAGTTGACACAGGCATTCTCTGGAGAAGCTGACATCAGCCAACAGGACATCATCTCTGCTCAGTTTGGTTACAACACTGAAGCTGAGAAGAAACTAGTAAGGCGACGTGAACAACGCCTTGGTGAATTCAAGGGTGGCGGATCTTACGCGCGCACCAGCGGTGCATCATCTGGCTCAATCGAAACGAGCGTTGGCAAAGCCCAATGATCCTTGACACGCACTAATATGCGTGTGATATATTAAAGACATCTCGTTAGAGATAACTGTTGGAGAGCCCCTCGGCTTCAGCAAGTAAAAAGAGGTGAGATTTGCAGCCGGTCTGGAACCTCCAACCAGAACGTGGGCAGAAGGAGTGGGTCATGTCAGATTCGATGCAAGAGTTCGAGGACGAAATTCAGACCGAAGGTACACGAGATCCAGTGCGCGCACAATTGCGCAAAGTGGAACAGCAGTTGAAGGCAGCCGAGGCTAAGGCCAAGGAGCTCGAAAACGCAGCACGAGAGTTGGCCTTTGTGAAGGCGGGCGTTGATGTAAACGCTCCAATCGCAAAGTACTTCGTCAAAGGCTACGACGGAGAGTTGTCAGCAGATGCAATTCGTGTAGCAGCTCAAGAAGCAAATCTCATCCAACCTGCACAGCAGGACAAAGTCCAGGCAAGCGAACAGCAAGCGTGGGCAAGGGTGAATAGTGCATCTCAAGCAGGCGAGAAGTTCGAGCCAGTCACAGACTGGACGGCAAAAATGTCGACAGCCAAGAACCAAGCAGAGTTGGATCAGCTCATGGCACAGTACAACGCCGAAATGGCAAAAAACCAAATCTAACTTCCCCAGCCGGGCGCACTACCCACTGGGCTAACACTAAGGAAATACAGTGGCTTATACCCAACAATCGTCACTTGGCGTAGACCAGGCGGCATATGACCGGATGGCGTATTTCGCCCTTCGTTCAGAACTCTTGTTCGATCAGGCAGCTGACGTTCAAGCAAGCAATCAGACCATGCCAGGTTCTTCGGTGATCTTCACGATCTTCTCGGAACTCGCAGTTGCAAGCACCCCGCTTACTGAGACCAGCGATGTTGATCCAGTAGCAATGGCTGACAGCAACGTGACCGTAACCCTCACGGAATACGGTAACACCATTAACACCACAGCTAAGCTTCGTGGCACCTCGTTCTTGGACGTAGATGCTGCTGCAGCCAACCTGATTGGTTACAACGCAGGTAACAGCATGGACACAGTTGTCCGTGAAGTTCTTGCTGGTGGCTCAAACGTTGTTTACGGTGGCGGCGGATCAAGCGATGAAACCTCACGTACAGCTATCGAAGCTGAAGACATCATTGAAGCGAATGACATTCGCAAGGTGACTGCAGCACTTCGTGGAGCAAACGTAAGCCCATGGTCCGGTTACTACATCGGATTTATCCACCCAGACGTTTCTTACGACCTTCGTCGTGAAACCGGAAACGCTTCATGGAACGCACCTCACGTCAACATGGACACCGCCAACATCTACATGGGTGAGATCGGTACCTTCGAGTCGGTTCGTTTTATCGAGACCCCACGTACTAAGGTGCGCACAAACGCATCAGACGGTGCTGGTTCAACCGGAAACATCGACGTGTATGACACTTACATCATGGGCCGCCAGGCACTTGCTAAGGCATACTCGTTTGTTGACGGAAACGGTCCTGTACCGTCCGTACGACGTGGTCCAGTGGTTGACTCGCTCATGCGCTTCAATCCAATCGGTTGGTACTGGCTTGGTGGCTACGGCCGCTTCCGCGAAGCATCATTGCGTCGCATTGAGTCTTCATCATCAATCGGTGCAAACGCAAGCTAAGTAGCTAACTACATAGCTGTAGGTCAAGAGCCCTCTCGCTTCGGCGGGGGGGCTTTTGCTATACTCAACAAAGACGAAAGGTTTCCATGTCAATCTCTAACTACGCTGAATTGAAAATTCTTGAGCACTTGACCGGCAAAACTGCATGGTCGATGCCAGCAACTGTTTATATTAAGCTTCATACGGCTGATGCTGGCGAAGACGGAACTACTGCTGCTGCCACAAACGCAACTCGCCAATCGGCAGCATGGGCTGCAGCTGCATCTGGTTCAATTGCCGTCAGTGCTTCAATCACTTGGACAAACGTTTCTACAACCGAGACCTACACCCATTGGTCAGCCTGGGATGCATCAACCGCAGGAAACTGCTTGTGGACCGGAGCTTTGTCATCATCAGCTGCCGTGACTGCTGGAGACACTTTCCAAATCACCGCTCTAACCCTGTCTCTCGACTAGCGAGTAGGGGAGTAACCCCATGCCACTAAATCAGGTAATTGGGTTTACCGAACCGTATGTAGGAACGCAACAGTGGTACGTTGGCGTTACATTTGCGCGAACTGCAACCGGTTCTGGAACAGGAACGCAAAGCTCCACAAGACTTGTTTTTGTGATACGCCAAGGTTCTAGTTCAAACGGAACTGGGTCGGCCACTACGTCAAACGTTGTATTAAAGGCAAGAACAGCAACAGGTTCGTCTGTTTCTTCACAAACTTCATACGGACAACGAGCCAACTTGAGGTCAGCAACCGGAAGCGGAATCGGATCTGCTTCAACTGTTTCAGTCAAAACTTTATTTAGGACTTCTTCTAACTCCGCCTCAGGTTCGGAATATGCGAGCGCAATAGAAATACTCCCGAGAGAAGCAACCGGATCTGGTCTTGGATACACAAGCAGCAACGCGGTCGGATACAAGTTCCACATGTTTAGGCCTCCAACCCGCTTCGATGGCCCGACCACTCTTGTTGGTGGAGACCGCATCGCCAATCGTTTAGCTCGCTTTTACCGCCCTCGTGAACGTGGTCGTAACGTGTATCAGCTTGTAGATGAATCGTTTACAGAAGTAGACCAAGCAAACTATGATGTCGTGCTTAAGGTCTACCACGGTGGACACGTACACACGCTTACAGAGGAGGAATACGCAGACCTGCTCGCTGCAGGATATGCGGCTTATTTGACATGATCCACGCAAACACACACCCAACACT